ATCGAAAACGATGCAGATGTTTTGGTGGCATACTCAACTGAAACAGAGTGGACAGACGATAATGGTTATGACATTGCAAAAACTGTTTACGACACTATTCCTCAAACGGTATTTGATGACGGCCTTGATTATGTTCTTTTAACAGGACGACAAGAGGCACGCGCTATTCTTGATTCAGTTTGGAAAGATAAGGATTTCAGTGCTCGCGTAGAGTTTACTGAGACGGATGACGGTGGAATCATGTTTACATTGCCAACCACCAACATCACCGTAATGACTGTTCCAGAATTGAACGGAACGGGCAATATGTACGGATGGCCATTTGATTACGCCTTTGCTGCAACCGATCTGGAAAGCGATATTGATCTTGCTCAAAAATATCTTGATTACACGGATCAGCTAAAAGTGGAAACTTCATTCCGTTGGGGTGTGCAGTTTATTCAACCTCAGTACTGGGTGCGTCTCCGCTTAACACCAACATCATAAATATACAGCTATGTGTGAATTAACATCAGGAGAAAACCTAACATGTGACGCTGCTGGCGGTGTGGATAAAGTTTACATCTTTCCAGTAATTGACAGCAACGGAGAAAGCACGATTGCAACCTATGACACATTAGGCGGCAACGTGACCGACTTAACGCTTGTTAATGGGAAGAAAGCTTTTGTGTTTAACATCGAAGCCGAAACCGCAAGCTTTACAGATGACTCAGTAGGCGAGAAGGTAGCAGGTTCTAATGCTTACGCTCACTCGTCTACAATTGTGCTCCACGGCAATAGCGCCGACACAATTGTAAACGTTGAGAACTTGGACGCGGGTCGTCATGCTGTTATCCATCAAATGGCAGATGGTACTTACGAATTGTTGCACATGACTAACGGCGGTAAGTCGAAGAGTTCACGTGCTTCTGGTACTGTTTACGAAGACATGAACGGAACAACGCTCACGATCACCAGTAAAGAGAAGAAGAAGGCTCGCAAAGTATCACAACTGATTGTAGATAGCTTGCTGATTCCTAACTCATAAACAACTAGTTTTATTAACTAAAGGGAGTTGGCTTGTCTGGCTCCCTTTTTTTGGATTAATATGAAGAAGCTAAAACAAAGTGCTATTGGGTCGTTCGTTTACATCCCTATGTTGGGCAAGCAGATCGAGGCCACAGAAGAAAACGCAGGGTCTTTGATGGCTCACGGAATGCACCACCTATTTGAAGATGCGCAACCCGTAAAGGCTCATAGAAAAACGAAAGTTAAAACAGTCAACCCCGATACTGGTGACGATTCAGCTGATAACAAATAGTATTAACACGTTTGCGCTAACTCTTACGGAGCTGGCTAATCCAGAAGTGGAGCAAAACTGGTTGATAAGGTTTAATAAAGATCAAGGCGACCGCGAATATGTGATATTTATTTATGATATTTCCGTAGCTCCCGAGAGATACAATGAGTTTGTGTTATCAGAAGGTGAAGAGACCGGCGACGACATCAGCTTTATCGACCTGGGAGATTACAAGTATGAAGCCTATCAGATGCCAGATACGAATGACACGGATTACACCCGTGGAACTCTTGTAGAGATCGGAAAGATGCGCCTAACAGAGATACAGGAAGATCAAAGCTCTTACCAAACCACAATAAACAAGAATGTCTACAACCCCGAATAAAGCCACGAGAGCCGCTCACGTTCCATTTAGAAAGGCAACGATTGAGCAGCCTATTGAAACGGTCAAGAACGGCCTTGTAAGGTACGGTAAGGATAATCTCTATCCGCAAACTTTGTGGGGATATTACTACGATTCACCAATACATGGAGGCATCGTAAATCAAAAGCAAATATTTGTATTCGGTGACGGCGTGGAAGTCGCTGGAACAATGGCCGCGCAGAACGATCAGATACAAGCAAACGAAGGCAGCAAGTTCACCTTGGATGAGGTTGTTGACTCTGTGGCTTTAGATCAAGAGGTGCAGGAGTACTTTTACCTTCTGTTCAAAAAGCAACCAACAGGCATTTGGGCAGTTAGCACTTTGGCCCCTGAACTAATGCGGCCAGATGAAAACTTTGTTGAATTTGAATACTCCGAAAACTGGGGCGTGAGCTCTCAATCGTTCGAGAAAACAGGTCATAGAGTTTATCCGTCGATCTTTCACATCAGCGACCTAGACGAGTCGTGTGTAATGTACGTCAAGACACCAGCCAAACAGGTGAAGGTTGGAGGTAAAGGAAAGAAGCTAACTACTTCGACGTTTCCAATACCTAAATACAACGGCGCAATTAACTCAATCGTTGCAGATATTCAAATGAATAAGTTCCATCTGAGCGAAGTAGTGAACGGCTGGAAGAATAACACCATTATTAACATGAATAACGGCGTCCCAGACAGCGACAAAGAAGCCGATAGGATTGTAGATGAAATAACCGCAGAATTAACCGACATCGAGAACAACGGCGGGGTAACTGTTGTTTTTAATGATGGCACAAATCGAGCGGTAACAGTTGAGAACCTAAACGGAAACAACAACGATACGCGCTACCTACTGACGCAAGAACATTTAAAAGAACAAATTATGATTGCGCACAGTGTGCAGTCTCCAGAATTGTTTGCTGTTCTTATTACTGGACGGCTTGGAGGGAATACAAACCTTGAAGAGGATTTCAATAGGTTTATGGGGACTTACGTAGCTTCAAGGCGCAAAACTATATCAGACGCAATTGAAGAGGGCTTTGGGCTTCTAAATGGATGGCTTGATATTGATATTGTGTGGCGGGACTGGATGCCTAATTGGATAGGCGCTCAAGTTGATGGAGACAACAAAGTTGCCGAGGCTATCAACTCAATGTCTCCGCTAGTAGCTACTAAACTTCTCGACAATCTTACTATCAATGAAATTCGTGCTCTTGGAAGTTTGCCGCCAATTGCTGACGGGGACAGAATAAAGAGCGTTATGCCGGAAGGGCAGCCAGCGCCTGATGCAGACGATGTAATCAATAGTTTTGTCGCTTACGGACAGGATCGCAAAGGCTTGCGCGTTCTTCATTCGTCGGGTTTCAACGCAGATCCACAGGATGATAGTAAATTTGTAGCTGAATACCTTAGTCAAAAGTTTAATGTCTCACTCAGTGACGAGCAAAACAAGATATTACAGTTGATCAACGAGGGTGAAAGCTTTGCAGCAATTGTTGCTGCTATTGGTGGGGGTGCATCGTTGGTCGGGTCTAATGTTTTGTTTCTTATCAAACAGGGATTGGTTGAAACCACCGACGATGGTTGGCAGGTTACCGATCAAGGGATGGAAAGCATCAGCACAGAGGAGATGATCAGCGTACTATACACCTACGAGAAACGCCCTGAGGTTTCCGGTCCTGACATTTTACCAAATGGAAGGACTAGATCATTCTGTGAGAACCTTATTGCCTTAAATCGCGCCTATACGCGTGAGGAGATAGACCAAATTAGCGCGGCAGTAGGTAGAGACGTTTGGTTCTACAAAGGAGGATGGTATCACAACCCCAACACAAACAAGAACGAATCTAGTTGCCGCCACTTTTGGAAGCAAAACATTGTACTTTCTTAATCATGGATGCAGCTTTTATTAATACCGATCAGCTTAAGAAGCTCGGATTGATTAACGGTAACGTTGAGGACTCTGATTTGCGCGTTATCATTCAGCGTGCGCAAGTGTCGGAGATTCAACCGCTGATAGGAACGTCTTTATACGACAGAATTAGCACAGGCATCGACGACAATGATCTCAATGCAAACGAACGCCTATTAATGGATGATTATATTATCCCTCTCATGGTTGTTCTGTGCGATCGTAGAGCGATAAACGTAACAACGTACCAGATACGCAACAAGACCACAGGAAAAGGCGTCGATGAGAACATAACGCCCGTAACGGAAAGCGAAAACCTGAGGCTCGACAATCAGATACGACACGATGCTAAAGTACCTACCGCAAAACTCGTTGGCTACTTGCTCGATAATTGCGATCTTTATCCAGAGTATGACAGTGAGGAGTGCAATTATGAAAACATTCGGCCTCAGAAAAAGAAATCATCAGTTAGAAATATACGATTCAGATGAAGTCACCTATCCAGAATGCAACACGTCAGAAACTACGCAAGGCACTAAGCAATGAAAACAAGTCTCGTTCAACTAAAAGCGCAACTAAAGCTAATACAGGAAGATCACCTCTTTCTAAATAGCTTTTTTTGGGGCGACTTACATAGGGCGTACGGTGAAGGCGGGGCGGCTAATGGTACTGACGAAGTGCAGTACCCTATTATGTGCTGTTATGAAGCGCCAAGCGGCGGCAATATGGCGCGACTTCTTACGGGAGTGTCACTGATCATCGTTGTTGCTGATAAGACTTTCAAAGATTACACATCCTTAGACGACACTACCAGCGATACTTTGCAATGTTGCAGGGATATACACAACACATTAAAGCGCTCGCCTCGTTGGCGCCAGATACTGACCGTTCGTAGCGCTTCGGTTTCCCGATTTATTGATAAGGGTGACGACATGATAACCGGGCACATCTTACAGCTTCAGGCTGATCTAAAAGATTCGGAGTCATACTGTAATCTGCCAATGGGAGATTATGATTTCGAAGGAGAAACCGACCCGCTTGTACCTTGCGCCCCATCAACAATAGTCAACTCAACTGCAACCTACCTGCAAGACGTTGACAGCGGCGCAACCTTCCAACTACCAGACGTTACCAATATCGACACGGACGGATCGCCAGTAGTTACCCCTGCGCAAACCCCATTCGTTTGCTCTACTCCTACGGGAATAGCATACAGAAACATTAGAGGTACAGGGCAATGGACCAGTTACAGAGTAGGAGACGAAGGATATCACGCGCAACTAGGAACCTACCAGCGTTCGTTCACAGGTGTTAAAACAGAGCTAGACTATTCAACCTCTGCATTTTTTCTAACGATGCTAAACAATAACGCATTTGGAAACAAAAGCAGATTCACTAATGATCTGGGCGGCGCTGTTGCCGATGGCTCCGATGGAAGCACAGCTCTTTACGTTGTAGATCACGACACAGGGCTAGGTTGGGATATTGAGCTTCAAGGCTCAGGAAATTGGAACGCATCGATTGATTACGCAAACAGCCGTACCGTAGGGATATACAACGACTTTAGGCAACCATCACTGCAAGAGGTTGATTCAATAACAGACAGCAGCAGACCGGTAAACGTGCACGACTACCCCCCTTTCAATATAACTCTAGCATTTTACACAGGCACAACATTTGCAGCTAGTACAGGGCGTGCGTATGTCATAGCGAATAACGGCGACTACGCTCTATTAAACAAAGCCGTAGTATATCGATCAATAACAGTAAGAAATCATTACTAATGGACATTTACCAGAACAACGGCACTGGAGTAACGACCCCACAAGACAGACAGTGCAACGAGTTTTACTTCGACATTACAACAGAAAACCGACTAAGAAAGTACAAGGTCCGCGTAAGCTTATACGAGAGGGAAGATGACGCGCTTGCACTAAAAAAACCCAACGACGAGAAAGAACTTATATTTGAAATCTCAACAGAAGAAACAATGCAAGACTGCATAGCCAATGTATTTGATAATTCACCGTATGATCTCGGGGATGTTACGCTAGACTTGAGCAACGCAACAGTAATAGGAAGTACAGACGGAATATCATAAACACAATACAATGAGCGAACAAGAGTATAAAGAAAGCAAATCTCAATTGAAAGCACAGTATGATACTGGTGTTATAAGTTGGGAAGAATACACAACAGGATGGAACAAAGCAGAATCCAAATTTGGTGTATCATTATCTGAATGGCCATGCGACCCAGACGAACCCAAATAGCAGTACTTGTAATAACGCTATTATGTGGAATGACTTACCGATATGGTGAGTTGTTCCGTAGTATTGATATAGATATTGCGCTTTATTGGTGGCATATAGGCGCAAGCCTAACGGCTTTAGGGCTGTGCTATCTATCGATACAAAAAACGAGCGCGGAAATTAGAAGCTATTTAAAGGCTTTATATCCTATTTTGATAGCTCACATTATTAGTGACGTATTAATGCGTGGAAACTTAAGCGCATTGGACCACGCGAGTACATTAATAGCCGCCGTAATAATAACCAAAACAACTATCAACCATGGCAGAAGAAACACAAAACAACAAAGGTAACGGTAATGCAGGCGTTCAGCTTCTTTTATTGATCGGCGCTATTGCCGCTGGTATTTACTTTTTATCTTCTATGTAATGATACAAGAGGTAGTCGGTAGTGTTTTATGGTCAGTTAGCGGGGTTGGTCTGTTTTTGGCTGGGACAGAGTACGAGGTCGCTCCTTGGTGGGCGGGCTGGGTTCTCGGTGTGCTGGCAGTACTTGTGCCTTTTGCTAAATGGGTAATTGAAAAGGTTTTAAAAGCAAAAGAAAAGAAACACAAGCCAAAGGAATAGGTGAAAAAGCCTATTTCTATTGTCACAACATTTTGTAATTTTACACCGTGTGTTCTCGGTGTGTTAAAATAAAAATGTTAATTTCTATTGTCACCGTGTTTTGGTTTAACAAGTACAAACGGCAATTGGTTGTTCTCGTTGTTTTGTACCGTTTCCTTAAAGCAATCGTTTAGAATTACTATATTTACGTCTCCGGCGCGTATCAGCGCCAATTGGGTTTAATTGATTCGACTTAGTTCAACCTGTTGAAAGCTCCTTTATTGGGGCTTTCTTTGTTTCAGGGCAATTCTTTTTTGCTATACCATTTGCAAAAGTGAAAATAATAGCTTTAATTTGTGTCAACAAGTCGAAACAATAACATCTATAACCCTTAACATACAAGACATGGAATTAGAATTGAAACATCTAGCCCCAATAAAAAAAACAGAACAATTTTAACCAGCGTATCTACGCTATAAGATAAAGAAGGATGCGAACTATATTTCCAGAATTCGAAAGCAGCGACACGGAGATTGTCGAAGAGTTTAACGGATTCAAAGTACATAGGTATACAGGTAAGATCGACAGAGAGTTTTACTACCTCACAAAGGACGGTAAGCAGATTCAGGAAGGGCCAGAACTTTACACCGCAAAGGATTGGATTGAAAATGTCATTGATGACTACAACCACTATTTCAAAAAAGACGACAAGGTTAGTGCGGCGGCTTTGTTGGTCTCGGAACATGAATGGTTTCGCTCAGTCGTTTGCAAGGCATTAACCCCTACTAAAACACAATAGAATGGAATTAGAATTGAAACATCTTAATCAAGCCCTAAAGGCGCACGTAGTAGAAATGCTTAATAGATGCGATGAGTCATTAAAGATGCTTGATGTTGCATCCGGGGCGAGCAGAACGGACGCGGAGCGATTCTACCACATGGGAGAAAAACACCGTGTAGAAATGGAGCGAATAAGCTGGCAACACACATCCGCCATTTTCCAACTTGAAATACCTACAGAAGATGAAGAAACTACTAATTAAATTAAAAGCCTGCAAAGAGGCGAGAGATTGGGCTGATGGTAAAACATGGCCTGAATTATTTGAAACGTGTCATCGTGGTGATTGGTTGCTCTGGCTATTCGCAAAAACCAACCCGAACGACCTGCGTAAATTGACAGGGGCAAAAGCACATTGCGCAAACACAGTTCGTCATTTTATGAAAGATGATCGAAGTAAATTAGCGCTTGATGTGGCAATAAAATTCTCAGAGGGAAGCGCCACGCGTGAGGAATTAGATCATGCTGCTGCTGCTGCTGCTGCTGCTTATGATGCTGATGATGCTGCTGCTTATGCTGCTTCACCTCATCCTCAAGCAGCTCACACT